AGATTCATCATAAGTTAATACGGTTGCTGCAGTTGGAGAATAACCATATTTTTTGTTTTGTGCTTTTGCAAACCAGCAATCATAAGCAAGATAACCTGATTTATTTTCATATTCTTTACCTGCAAGACAAGTATTTAAGTATTTATCTTGATATGGAGCAGTTTCATTAAAAGCTTTTACAAAATCATGAATAGTTTCATGCTTATTATCTTGTTCAGTAAACCAATCATTAATTCCAAGAGCATTAGATAAGTTTTTTAAAAACATTAACACTGATCTATCTCTTTGAATTTTAATACCTGATTTAGTTTCACCATCAGCAAAAGCATACTGACTTGCTTTGACTCTACCAATTTGACCTTCATAACGCCCTTTGCTATCATCATCTCTATCTCTCATAAAACCTTCAAAACCTTCTATAGGCATTGTTTCCATTTCCATTAATAAATGATATGCACCTTCTATAAATCTAAATTCATCTAGTCTAATGCTATTAATTTTTAATTCATGATTACCAGGAGCAATTGTTTTTGGCATTCCGCCACCGCCTTCTGTGGTTAAATCTGTTGTACTTAAACCCATTGATTTTTGTTTTTAGTTATTAATTAATTACTTGTATATTTTATTCCAGTGAGTTTTTATCTCACCTTTTTCATTCATATCAGAAATTACTATTTCTTGATCTCTTAAGTGGATTGGTCTTGCTCCACATGTTACATTATCGTTATTCTTAAAATTAATAATTGTTTGATTACCTTTTCTGAACATGTAACCAATAGCATCTGCATTGGCACATATTAAAGATTTTATTTTACCTGTCAAATCAATATTTGCAGCCATAACTAACTCACCTTTATCATCTACAACTTTGTCTTTGATATGACCAGATAAAATAATACAGGGTGCTAATGTATCAATAAAATCTAAAACTTGAAAGAAAGCTTGACGAATATATAAATATCCTGCACCATTTGCAAGAGTAATTACATTTTCACCGTCAAAATTTTTACCCATAGAAGTAGCTTTATAAAGCTTTAGCGCTAAAGGCATTACCATTTCTTCTAATGCTGTTACAGTATCTATAGTAACATAATCATAAGGTTTATCTGCTTCTTTTATGGCCTTACCAGCTGCTAATAATTCTTGAAGATTATTAATTTTCATCTTTAAAGCTTCAACATACTCGCTACCATTTTCTAGATCCAATATTAAATTGTTTTCTAAGCCTGCATACGCAGTTGTTTTACCTGTTTTTGGTTTACTGTAAATTATTAATCTTTTAGGATTAACTCTTTCTTTCTTTACTTTTTTTGTTGGAAGTACTATACTCATTTTATTTTCTTTTCTATTTTTTCTAATGCAATTGCTATTCTATCTAACACATTTAACCATTCAGGAGAGTTTTTTGTTTCTTTCTCATTTTCTTTCCAAGGTGTATAATTAGAATCATTTTCCTCTTTCTTTTTTAATCCTACATCAAGATATTCTTCAGTAAAATTTGGAAAGTCTGCAGGTTTAGTTTCTACTTCTTGTTTAGAAGAGTTTTTAACATAATCTTGATAAGCATTATAAGGTATTTCTGTACCTGTTTTTTTATCAATAGCAACTAATTCTTCAATAGGAACTACATATACTTCATAATCATTGCCTGACTTGCTAGTTTTTTGTTCTAAAGGATATTCTTCTGCATAAAAAGAATTATGCTTTAACTTATACAATGTATGTGTTGAATCTTCTGATATTCCGTTAAAATCACTAAGTTCTGTATAAATATCTTTTCCTTGTTTTAATTCATTAGGAAAAAATTGAATTTTTAATGTTTCTCCTGGAGGAGCCCATGCAGACTTAGCAATAAAATAGGGATCAATTATATGTAACCTATTAAATGTTGGCAAATGTGTTGCCATAAGAATTTTTTGATTTTCTTGTCTTGTACTCATATTTGTATTTTGTTATTTTGTGTTGGTGTATTCATTTCTACTATTCTTATAGTATCTCTATCTAATTTAAAGAAACTCATTCTAGTATCACCATTTCTGCATTTTAAAAAATGAAACACAAGAGTTTCTGGATCAGTTATTTGTATTCTTTCTGGGCCATAATATCTAATTTTTCTAGCAGCAGGTTTATTAATACCTAATACTATATCAGCATGTTGCAATAATGCATCAGCACCAAATAAATCAGAATCTAAAACGTAATTACCATACGTACCTTCCATAGCACGTTTTGGATCATCAATATTTCTATTTAACTGACTTAAAATAACAAATGATAGTGGATAAGTTCTTTTCATAAGTGTTAAGGCTTCACCAAAATTGTATAACATTTCAAATCTATCTTTCTCATGTTTATCTTTTTTAAATAAAGCTGAGTGATCTACTGTTACTAATAACTTTGGATATATCTTCTTACCATTTTTTTCAACAACATGTTGTTCAAAATGATAATGAATACTTGCACAGAATTCATTAACAGTACACGGTCTATAAATAGAAAAAACTCTATTATTTTTATTTAGTGTACTTGTATATTGTCTACATTTATCATAAATCTCTTCTTGTAAAGGTTCGTACTTACTATGTAAAACACCATAGTCTTTTTGAGTTATAGCAGAAAATGCTCTCATACCAAGAGTTTTTTCAGGCATCTCAAATTGAAATTGCAATACATGAAAGTTTTGATCTTTATTAAGAGCAATAACTTCTGTAACGAGTTGCTCCATAAATAAAGTTTTACCTACACCAGGTCTAGCTCCAACTACAGTTAAAGTATTCCATTCTAATCCATTTAGTGTAGCATCATTAAACTTTGGCCATGCTGTTATAAGACTTTTAATTCTACCGTCCATTCTTCCCCTCATTTCTAGGAGAGCTTTTTCATAAGCACGTACTTTACTAATAGCCTTTAAAGGCTTTGCACCATTAAATTGTTCCAAATTATACTATTTTTTCTTTAAATATGTCTTGTTCTTCATTAGGGTTATTGTAATTTAACATGTCACAGTAAGTAGCTAAATCTGACTCAAATGATTTATCTGAACTTTGTTTTCTAATAAAGTATTGAGAAGTTCTCATGTATTCATAATTTTTCATACTATATTCAATAACATACTTTTTAGTAGCTTTTAATATAGTTTCCCATTTATAATCATAATTTTCAAAGAACCATCTAAAGCCTGTTTCTAAATTTTTTACATTAGTTCTTGCATATTTACCACTTCCAAGTTTTTTAGCAGGAAATAATTCATTATACACATTAATGTTTATGCTAAAATTATCACCCATTAAATTTTGAGAAGTTTTCTTTTTGCTCTTTCTAAAATAAGAGCCTAATTCTTCCATAAAAATAATGCTTTTACTAGTTAATTGCAAATCCTCATTTAACCAACCTTCATTTTTTAATTTATGTACTTCTAAACTAGAATTAACTAAAGATTTAGATACAGATAGTTTATCTTTTATACAATGTAAAACATATAAAGAGTTAGGTGTAAGCTTTTCTTTTATTAATTTATTAAATATTTCATTCATGTTACCAAATTATAGAAAAATTATTATTGTCTTTTAAAATTTTTTGAATATCTGTAAATAAATCTTTACAATCCCATTTTTGTTCTTTATTATATGCAGCACTTTCGGGATGACTAAGAGAAAACTTATAATTCATTTCATGTACAGCGTCTTTCCAATGACTTGCTTCTTTGCCTATATAAACATATACTAATCCTGTATGTGCAAAAGTTAAATAATCAAATAAATAAGCTAAAAATGACTTCCATATTGCATAATGCTGTCCTGTTTTACCTACAGTAGTTGTAAGTGCAGTATTTAACATTAAAATTCCCTGATTAGCCCATCTTTTAAGATCTGGATTATGTGATTGACCTACTCCATTATATACAGTTCTGTTTATTTCATTTAGAATAACTTTTAAACCTAATTCTTGTTCCATAGTGTTACTACAACTAAATGCAAGACCATCAGCTACCCCTAAGTTTGGATATGGATCTTGTGCTAGTATAATTACTTTAAGTTCATTATAAGGGCATTCTTCAAATGCTCTGAATAATTGACTAAGTTTAGGAGTAAATCTTTTACCATCTTTAGATAGTATTACTAACTGTCTAATTATATTTTCAAAATCAGAACTAAATATAAAAGATTTAAGAGGTTTATCCCAACCTGAAAGGTTTAATTTTTTAAATATTTTTTGTTTAATGTCTTCTATGTCTATTGTTTGTTTCATATT